ACACGAAAGCGCACTGCTCGGGCATCCTGGTCAACAGCTCCTCGGAAAGCCCGGAGACCTCGGCGTCGAACGAAAGAGACCTCTACTGCTGGGGCAAGTCCAAGAGCCTGCGCGGGGCGCACTCTCCGGGCAAAGCGCGAGCGTTCACCTCCTCCTCGGGGTACCGCTACAGCGGGGACCACGACGACGACGGCTACGACGCGGGCGCCTGGACCGCCGGATCCTCCTCGTTCGACTTCCCCGGGATGCCTTTGCTTCGCGGAGCTGGATACGCGGGCTGGCCGAAGGAAGGCGAGTTCGCGGACCTGGCCTCTTCGGACGCGGGCTCCGAGTCATGGTGCGTGATGACGTTCCTGCACTGCGGCGGCCTCAACGAGTACGAGAGCGCCCCGGACGCGTACTCGGTGGACACGGCGTTCATCTTCGACTCAGCTCCCGAGTTCATCGACGAGAAGCCTGTGGGGTCTACGGGGACGGTGTACGCGACGAAGGCGAGCGACGGCTCGGCGTTCAGCGACACATTCACGAAGGTCTCGAACACGATTGTGACCCTCTCGGGCAGCGCGGGGACGGAGACGTTTTCGGACGTGAAGATCGTCTGGGGCCGCAACCTCCAGACAAGGAGCGCGTGGCGGATCAACGGCGTGCCCGTGGACCGCTGGGAGGCGCTTCCGATGGGCTACAAGGGGCCGAGTACGGTGTCGAGCCCGAGCCCCGGCGACATCGACATCGACCTGAACGTCGAGCACAACCAGACGGGCCTCGGCAACCCGATGTCGCACGACTACATCAGGGGCTTTGTGGGCGAGGTCGCCGACATCGTGGTCCTCGGGAACCGCACGGACGCGGACTCTGCGGTGACGCTGGGCGGCAAGCGGCACTACCCGGCCCCCACGGTGATCTCGCACCCTAAGTACGCGGAGAACGCGCACACGAACGACTCCAGCAACCCGGACCTCGCGTACTCGGGGATCCTGGTTGGCGGCCTCTCCACGAACATGGAGAAGATCGAGGGGATGCTGATGAACCGCTATGGCATCGGCAAGAAGCTCCAGCCCTCGACGGCAAGCTACCCGAGCCCGCACTACCCCGAGTTGGCTACGGGGACGTTCGACATCCCGCTGGCCGACAACTTCGCGGACACCGGGCAGGCTTGGATTCCCCGGCTGCGGACGGGCGAGGCGCTGCTTGCGAAGTTTGACGTGACTGGCCGGATGCTTTGGTGCTTGCAGGCGAAGAACGTCTATGGGGCGGGCACAGGCGGAGACTTGTTCTCTGAGGACTTGAACGGCACGGGCGGCATCACGGGAATCACGGACGCGCCGGCGACATCTGGCGTTGCGCTCGGCCTCGATGACGACGTGTTCGTCGTTGGCCCCGGCTCCACGGCATCGGGCGGCTCGCAGTTCTGCATGGGCAAGATCAGCGACAAGCCCATCACGGCGGACAACCCCCAACTCTCCAGCGTGGGCTGGTATACGCAGGGCACACCCTTCCCGCCCGACACCAACAAGGCCAACTTCGCGGGCGACCAGACGGTGCGATGCAAGACCGATGAGTTCGGCAACTTCTACGTCCCGTTCATCCCCGGCACGCAGTACGACGGAGCCGACGCCCTCGATGCGATCCGGGGCTACTCTCCCGATGGCGACCTCCTATTCCGCCTCTCGACCCTGAACCACGGCAGCAGCAGCTACCAGAACGCCTACGCGCTCGCCTTCCCCCCGACCACCTCCACTCCCGACTACACACTGGACGACTGACATGGCTGACAACGTAACCCTGCCCGGCACAGGCTCCGTGGTCGCGGCTGAGGAGCTTTCGAGCCGCCTATACCAACTCGTGAAGGTCGCGCACGGCGCGGACGGGTCCGTTGCACTTGCGAGCGCGACGAATCCGCTCCCCGTCACGGCCTCGGCCAGCTCGTCTGTCACATCCTCGACGGCGGGGGCTGACGTGAACGACACCGCAACGGTTACGACGGCGCTGGACTGCTCCGAGGCCCGGCGCGTCGGTGTGCAGGTGACGGGCGCGACGGGCACGCACGCGACCCATGTCGTCGAGCTGCAAGTCTCCGTGGACGACACGAACTACTACGCGATCAGCACCGAGGTCACGGGCGAGGGTGTCGCGGAAGTCGAGACCGCTGCGACTAAGGTTCGGGCCAAGGTCAAGACCGCCGAGGGAACCGCCGCGACCGCTAACATTGTGGTGTACGCGAAGTGACCCTTCTCACGCTCTTCGCCACCCCTGCGGCCTCATCGGTCGCACTGGGCCTTGCGGCAGACTTCCAGCTTGGGACCACCCCAAGGCCGGAGTACGTCTACGTGGGCACGGAGGCGGACAGCAACGAAGTGGGCGCGAACGATCAGGAGGCGCTGCACAAGTTCATGATCGTGAGCGCATCGGCGTCGGCGAACGGGCAGGGGCGGCTGCGGCAGCTTCTCGGCGTGGCGAACGGTCAAGTTCACGTCCAAGGCGCTCCCGGATGGGTGGTGTTCGACGACGCTACGGACGTGCAGTTCGCCACGGACGCGCCCTTCTACTGGTACGTCGAGCTTGGGCGCAAGGCGTACATGGGCGACGGCATCAGCGAGGCGGTGTACGACCCGCTCAAGGGCACGCTCGTGGCGCTTGAGGCATCGGCGGGCGAACTCCCCGAGAAGTGCAACCTCGCGTGCGCGTACCGCCGGCGCTTGGTGCTGGCGCGTGGGCAGAAGTGGTACATGAGCAAGGTCGGCGACCCCACGAACTGGGACTACTTCCCGCCCGTGCAGACCTCGACTGACGCGGTGGCCGACTCGACCATCGAGAAGTTTGCGGGCGACACGATCCAGACGCTGATCCCATGGCAGGACGACTACCTCCTGTTCGGCTGCTCGGGCTCGATTCTGCTAATGCGGGGCGACCCCCTCTTTGGCGGCGAGATCGACCTCGTTTCGGACACGGTGGGCATGTCGTTCGGCAACTCGTGGGCGCGAGACCAGGGCGGGATGATCTACTTCTTCGGCTCGCATGGCGGCGTATGGCGCATGGCCCCCGGTGGGCAGCCGCAGAAGCTCTCGGACCTCTCGGGCTCCCAGGACGTGACGATCCAGGACGAGTTGGAGTCCATCAACTTCAACGACTACCGCATGGAGCTTGAGTGGGACCACGAGCACGACGAGCTTGTCGTGAACCAGGTGCCCTACTCGGAGCAAAGCACGGACCTGAACCGACAATGGCGCTGGTCAAAGAAGCTGAACGCTTGGTGGCCGGACCGCTTGGGCTCCACGGACTTGATTGCGTACTCGTCCTGGGCGGGTGACGGCGACTTGTCCGAGGACCGCACGCTGATCTACGGCTGTAAGGATGGCTACCTGCGCTCGGTGGACGACCTTGCGAAGAACGACGACGAGGTGCCCATTGACTCCTACGTCACCATCGGGCCGCTCAAGGCTGGCGGGCAGGCTGACCAGGAGATCGCGATGAACCGAATCAAGGCGATCCTGTCCCGCGAGCAGGGCGGCTGCGCGTTCGAGGTGTTCGCCTCGGACTCCCCGGAGGCGCTGAACGAGTACGCCTACGACAAGATGTTGTTCAAGGGCACGCTGGAGCCGGGGCAGAACCCGAGGCTCCCGGTGCGCGTGCGCGGCTCGTACCTGTGGTTGCGGCTTCGGAATCAGAAGGTGGGCGAGGGCTTCGCGGTCGAGGAGATCGCGGCGCAACTTGCTCCCCGTGGAACACGGAGGGTGAACGCATGAGGCGTAAGGAAACGCTGCGCGGCGTGGGCGACCAGCCACGGCAGATCGACGACAAGCGGCGCGAGCGCGTGCGCGTGCTGTCGTCGCAGGCGGACATGGGCGAGGAGTTCACGGCGGATCAGGCCGGACGGCTGCGGCTGGACCCCTCGAAGGTCGCGCAACTATCCCCCGAGGAGCTTGCCTCCATCAAGGCGGACATCGACAATCTCAAGAAGGGCGGAGGCCCGGTAGGCTAATGGGTTTCTTCAAAGACTTCTGGGACGGCGGGCAGAGCGAGGCCAAGAAGAAGAATGAGGCTGTCAACAAGCAGCTTCAAGCCCTCTTCGGGGAGGCTTCGAGCTTGGGCCAGAGCCTCTTGATGAAGGCTGCGGCGAAGCTGGAGCAGCAGTACACGACGGCGAGCGCGAATCTCGGGAAGGCTGGCGAGGCCGCCACGCTCGGGATCATGGCGAACGCGGACAAGGCGAACGCTGCTGGCAAGCAAGCGCTGATCGACTCGGGGTTCTCGGGGACGATTGCGGCGCAGCTCCCCGGACAGGTGGCAGCGCAGACGAATCAGTCCCTCGCGGGTCTCGCCGAGGGTGTGGGCGCCCAGCAGGCGAACCTCGACATGGGGTACGGGACCGCGCAGGCGAACCAAGCGCAGGGCTTTGCGAACTGGGCGCTGAACCAGGTGGGCACGGCCAACGCGATTGCCCCGCAGTACAAAGCAGCGGGCAAGGGATTCGGCGGGGCGTTCGCTGAGTCTCTGGGTTCGGCTGCTGGCGATTGGGTCACGGGCGGTTTCTCGCTGCCTGGCGGCGGAGGCGGCGGTGGTGGCGGT